TATAAGCTATATTTGCCAAATCTTTATTTGCAACTTCAAGAATTTTAGCTGAGAATGAATCACTAACTGCTGCTCCCTCTGCTGCTTTACCTTCTTTACCAAATAGTTGTTCTCTTAGATTAACCAATTCTTGTTCCAATGATTGATTTCTTGCAAATAATGAAACTCGTTGAATAGATTCTATTGTTGCCTTTTGAATAGCATTTTGTAATTCAGTTATGGTTGATGATACTTTTAAATTCGATTGATACGATTGATTTTGAGCGGCTGCCACAACCAATTCTTTAGAATCCAATTCCACTCTTAAACTTTGAGATATAATTTCTAATTCTTGAACTTTTGCTCTTAAATCAGAATTTTCATTATTTAACCTTCTAACTTCTACTCTTAAATCTAATATTGATTGAGTTGCTTCGTTATAAATAGACCTTAAAACAGTATCAGGTAAATCAGGTGCTGCAATTGGAAGAAGTTCAATAATTGTAGTATCAACTGATTTAAGAAGTTCCTCTTCGTTATATTTTGGTTTAACCAATTTACCACTTACAACACCATCTTCTAAATTTTTTGAATCAAACAAATGGACACCATATTCGTTTTTGGCAGGTAATGCCAAAGAACCGCTGGTTAATAGTTCTGAAATAAGAACCTCATTTTTAAGTCCTGTGTTATTATTCATATTACTTTTTTACTACACTAAATGTATAATCCCCATCAAAATATTGGATACTTCCATTTGATTCAATTTTGAATTCAATCTTATATACTCTATCAGCTTCCCAATTTGATAAGTTTAATTTAATGTAGTTTCCATCACTATCACAACTAATCTTTGAGTAATCCGAAAAAGGTATAATGATATCATCAGAAGCAAAATCTTTTATTTGATAATATGATGTTTCAGGTAGATATTTTATATTGTTATATTGAAATGTTGTTGAAAAAGTTTTTAATGGATATCTTTCTCTACCAAATATTCTTAATGTTGGTGTTGCTTCTAACTTATATTCTGTTTTAAAGTTTTTTATTCCAACAATAATATCATCAACTACCAATTCAGATAAAGAACCGGTTGAAAATATTTGGTCATCCCAACCTATTCTTATTTTTGGTTGGTGTATTGTATTGGTTTCTTTACTAAATAGTTTTATGATACCATAATCTTGCGTATCATTTTCCTTAGAATCAGAATGCTTTAGTATAATACCATCGTTTGTTAAAGAACCACTCATCCATGCTTTAAGCATGTTTTTAACATCCATTTGTATATCGGATGTTTGGTAATTAAATGATTGAGTAGAACCACTAGTCAAATACCAAGTTCCCCCAGTACCATTGTTAGGATTTGCATCACTTCCAACTTCTAATGTATTTTCTAACCAATCTAATTTTGAATCACCTTCTCTATAATTCCAAGTAACACCAGCGGTTGATATATCATCAAACCTAGTACCCTTACCCATTTCCCAACTACCACTTATTGGAAATGCATATATTGTATATTCCAATGGAATTTCTTCACTTTGGGCTTCTCTTAAAATTAAGTTAGCTTCTTGAAGTTTAATAGTTCCAGTTGATATGGATGATGATATATAACCAACATCAAATTTTATAAGAGCTCTTGATACGTCTTTTATCGTACCATAGTAAACTTTACTTATTTCTAATATCTCATCAAGCCCTGCGTTTTGGTTAGGCTGTTGTAGATATATCGATGCATCTTTTGATGCTGTCATAAAATAGTATGCCATTATCTTGCCCTCCCTTTAATATCTGAATCAGGAAACTTAATTTCAAAAACTGATGGGTCTAATGATGGATATATAATCTTACCTTTAGTTGCCGCATCTATATTATATGAGTTATTTGTATAATTACCTCCACATTTATTTATAATCTTAACCATAGGAACTGATGATACTCCCTCAACATTTGCCAATGCTAATTCAACTTCACTAAGATTAATAGTGTGGTTAAAACTCCACTTATCCATATTAAAATAATCTTTTAGTTGAGATATACATTTTGCAACAACTTCACTTTTATTATAATTTGGATAGCAAATTACTTCAAACTCAATTCCAATGTTTATAATAAATCCATCATTTATATTAATACCATCGGTTAGAATTCTATATTCGTTTAGATATGTTTTTAAATTTTCTTTAACTGCTCTGTTTAATTGAGTCAATCTACCAGCATTATCATATCCCAACAAATAAAGGTTTATAGCAAACGGATTATTTTTTTCATTTTCATTTGAAGTTTTTCCAATTAAAAACTTTTGAATTTCATCCTTTACACTTTGTGTATTTGGTTCTTCACTATCTGGTTTATTTACAAAACTCATTACCAAATCGGTAAACTCTTGTAATGTATTTGGTGATGCAAGAATAGATGATGGTGAGTTATTATCTAATGTACCATCAGCAGTAGCGTATGCTTTAGCAATACCCCCAAACCTAGCAGGCATAGATAATGCTCTAACTTGATAATCCTTTGCGGTTACTGCTCTATTTTGTGAACCAAAATTTGCCAAAGCATTTTGTCTAATTTCTTCAATAGTTTCACCGCCTCTACCACCAGTAGCTGGGATTTCATTATCTACTGCCAAAGAGTTTTTGACTGTATTATATAATATTCTTTCTTGTACAGTAAATTTAGTTAAATCTTCTTCGTACTCAACTCCATTTAATCTAGTCAATGTACCCTTAGCTACATTTGATACAATACCACCACCTACAAAATACTTTACAGTTAATGTTGTATTAGCTGGTGATACTCCATATGTTTTGGTTTTTAAAAAGTTAGTAGGGTCAAATGATTCTTCTAATCTACTAATTGAATTTGGTAAACCCAATCCAACATTTTTCATATTTGGTATAAGTAATTCATCGTTTGCTGATGGGTCACCTACACCGAATTGTATAGTTGTTGTACTATCAGGATTTACTAAAGTTGTGAATCTTTTTGATGTCTTTATAGTTTTTAAAACATAAGGTACAGTAGATTTAAATTGATAAAGGTCTTGGTCATTTATTTCCGTATTTGGTTGCTCTATGAATATAGTTTCTTGTGCCAAATAAGGAACTTCATACCATTTATTACCATTATCATCCCTAACATCATATATTTGAATTATATTTGTATCAGATAAATTAATTTTTCTGAATGATTCATATGAACCAAAATCAAAAGTTTGAGTTACTTCTTCCGCAGAAATTGCAGATACTTGTTTTTTAACTAAATAAAATGTTGGTTCTCCAGTATTTGAATCTCTTTGATATACCGTTATTTCTCTATTTGAATCTTCTGAAAAATCTACAACATCCGTTGTTCTAAATAAAACTTTTGGACTTGTAGTAGATTCAACTCTCATACCTTCTTTCACTCTCAAATAATACATAGAGTCAGGTTGATTACTAGCACCACTACCAATAGAAGGTACTAATTGATATAAAGAAAGAGTTGTTATTGCAGGTGATGTTACTTTTGGTTTATATCCCATAAATTGAGATAACGCCAAAACACTTTGAGTATCTTCAGCGTATGCTAAAAAAGATTCTTTAAGTGTATCATCTACATAATAAGATAGTGAATCACCAACATATGATGCTAATTCAATAAACATCATACCAGGTGAAGTTTCATTAAAATCCGAATAAGTTTTTGGAAAATAAGCTTTTGTAAATTCTATTAAATTTGCACGAAAGCTAGCAAAGTCCTTATTAAGATACTTTATATCCTTACCTCTATTTGTAAAATTGTTATTTGATGTGGTTAATGCCATTTTTGTTATATTGTAAAGCTTACGCTATTTAAATCAACCTCATTTCCAACAGTAAATGATAAAGATATACCAACTCTGTTCGAATCCTTTAGTTCATTTGATTGTTGTACGTTTATTTCTTCTATATTAATATATGGTAACCAAGTTTGAATAGCGTCTGTAATAGTTTGCTCTATTTTTTCTGCTAACGTATCATCATTAAAATCAAAAAGAAGTTCTTGCAAACCACTTCCTAAATTTGGTTGCATTACTCTTTCTCTTTTCTTAGTTAATAACAAATTTTTTATATTTGTTTTAACCTGGTCAATAGTTTTAAAAGATTGATTAAAGGCAGTATTTCCAATCTGGAGAGGTAACGTTATACCAATCGCATAATCTTCGAATTCTTTTAAATCTTTAACCTTTCTTTGTCCTAATACTATTGCCATTACTTCTTAAATCTTTTTACCAATTCGCTATAATCTCTATTGAATGCTTTATCTAATTCAGCCACACCGGTTTGTACACCCAATCCAGTTCTTTTACCACCCATATCACTATATCCCATTTTAGCTGCCATTTGAGCTCTTAAATCCGGTGCAATACCAGTTGACATAGGTACATTAGAAGAATCGAAAACCATAGTAGATTCAGACACTTCATATGGAGAGCCAGCATATTGCATTCTGGTTTCGTTTAGAATATCGTTAATCATACCATTTTTGGTGTAAACTTTCTTTTCCACATTTTCAATTATAGTATCTTCATTACCTAATATAGCCTTAGCCATAGATAAGCTACTCTCAGCTTTTTTGGGTTGAGATACTTTATTTTCAGCCAAAATTCTCTTAACTTCCATTTTAACACTTTCTTTTATTAATTTTGGAAGTGTTTCTTTAAGTTCTTCTTTTATGAGAATTTGAATTGCTTTTAACAATTTATCTGTATTCATAATAGTTTATCTTTGTTATGTTTATAAATATTTGGATAAAGTATTTTTGCGTTTTAACTCCACAGCGTAGGGTCTTTCTGCAACTCTGTCCAATATAATTTGAATTTTTTCATTCTATCAGCCAATCCATTATACCCACCATTAATCCTTTTACTTATAACTTTTATGGTAGTTTCGCTTGAATCAACTGCTTTTGCATCTAATTTATTTGATTTCCAAAACATACAGGCCGTATCTGCAAAGTACCTAGTTGCAACTATTGTTGGGTTATTTTCAAAATCCGCACCAGCAACAGGTCCATACTTTTTATAATTAGCCCTACCTGTTAATTGTACATATCCTCTACCTTTGTAACGTTTACCATCTCCAGTTTGGGTATTTCCCAAATCTTTTCTACCCTCATAAGCCGCTCCAGAAGCAATTTCTTCTTTGTATATCCATACACCAGACTCATGTGCACATTGAGCTAATAGGTGTGCTCTTTGAATCGCAGTTCTACCAACACCATATTTTCTCATAGCAACAACCATCTCAGGTGGAACTTTTACGTTTGTTTTATAATTAGGAACCTGTTTAATATCATCATCGATTGGTTCTGCTTCAGTTGGCGTTGGTTGATTTTCAGCATCTTCAACTAACGCAGCTTCTGCTGATTCTATTTGACTGGGTGTGAATTCTTCATCACTTTCAAAAGCCATAGCCGTTGCTTCGTTTATATTAGAACCATTTAAACTTGCTTGTTCCGATACAGCTAATTGAGAATCCGTCATCTCTATTGATGTAGTATCTGCGATTGGTGTTTCTACTAAATTTGGGTCAAAATTTGCAGTAGGGAATGGTGGGGTTGGTACAGATGGAGTGACAGTGTACCCAGTCCAAGTTATAGCACCAGGTCCAGGCACAGGCGTTGGAGCTGCAGGATATAATGATACTGTGGTTATTACACCACTAACAGTTGTAAGATGTTGTGTAGCGTAATTTATAAAATCATCTATTATTGCCGATGTATTATTTGATGGTGGTAATACTGACATTTTTTATTTCTTTTTAGGTAATACAAATCCAAGTGCTTTTGAAGCGTTTGGGGTTTTTCTAAATACACCAACTCCATTTCTATTAAATCCACCACCGCTTGTGTTTCCTTCTATTGTTGTTATTTTACTCCCAACAACAGTTTCTACAATTCCTATATGATGAGCATCTGAAGAGCTACCATATAGGATAGCCGCACCAACTGCTGGTGTTTTACTAAATAATTTATTTCTTTTAGCCCAATTCATCCAAACATCACAAGAAGCTGCACCACTTGGTGGATAAGCTGCGCCTGCTGCTTTATACCAAGTTGTAACAGCCGCAGCACACCAATATGCAGGTCCGTTTATTCCGGTATTTCTCAGCATCGTTAAAACCCTTTCACCTGAATTTTCTGGTGTTTTAGGTGGAAGTGGATTTTCTAAAGTTCCCAAATCTTTTAAAGCCATAGCAACAATCTTCTTACCAATATTATCATCGGATACAGGCTCTGCTTCATTATCATTTTTTACTTCTTCTATTTGTTGTTGTTGTTCTTCGCTTAAATTTGCTTCTTCTACAAACATAGATGTATTTTCTTCGGAATCTATTCTATCTTGCTGATATTGTATTTGTTCTTCAGCGGTAACTGCTGCTTCTTCTTGACCAGAAGCTGCAAACTCTTCCAAATCAGTTTCAGCGGTTGCCAAATCTTCATTAGCACCAGCTAATTCCTCTTCTGACATTGTTGGGTCTTGTGTAGTTTCCACTTCAGTTCCATTTAAATTTGGTGTTATACCAACGGATGGTCTTGATGTTGGTGGAGTCCAAGTACCAGGGTTTATAACAACATTTGAAACAACGCTAATGTTTGAAACTGCACCGGGTGCTGGTATTAGTGGTATTGGTATTTCATTCATTATACCACCTGCCCAATATGCTTTTACAGCATTACCCATAGCACCAACTAAATCATAAGGTTGTTTTGATGTTTGCCCTTTTAACAAAGCTGCTTTAAACAATTGTTCTAAAATTTCAACATTACCTTTTTTTAAAGTAACGAAGTTTACAGTATCAAATCCTCTTTTTATAGCAGCATCATATTCTTTAGCCCAAAGATTAGCAACCGAATCTACATCTTGCAGGCTATTCGGATTATTAGCATATCTTAAAATATTTGCTTTGAATATAGCCCAAGACATATTAAGATGTTTTATTTAATTCACTAAGTATCGTATTTAATCTGGATTTTATACTATTAAAGTCCGCTAAATTTGTTGGACCTGTTGCAGTTGGACCGGATGGTGTTAGATAAACCTGTGCAACTATTGTATCAATTAATTCTTTTAAAATATCAACTAATTTTTGTCCTTTTACAATTGGTTCTAATTCTTTATTACCTAAATTTATTTTTCCGTTTCCAGTGTTAAAATTAATATCTCTGTCGTTTGTTGTATAATTTGTATTATCACCAACATTTACATTTACACCTAATTTATTATCTATTGATAATGCACCATCTGAAATAAATCCATAATTTTTCTTTGAGAAAAACATCATTTCAGCATTTCTAGCTGATAATATTAATCTACCAGAATTTATTAATACGTTATCTCCTATTAATTTTTTTGGAAAATCTTTAAATGAGTTTGGTTTAGTTTCAAAATCAGAAGTTCCACCATCATCCACAGTACCCGGTTGAAAACCTATTTGATATTGGTTTGATGTCAATGCTATTATACTACCATCTCTACTAAAATCTTCTTCCGTAGGTTCGGTAATTGATTTATTTTTTGATATAGAATTTTCAGAGTTTCTTAATATTATTACAGGAGAAAATTCTTTATTGTTGTTATTAAAACCACTAAATCGTATTGATTGACCAAATCTAGTTTGTAGTAAACTATCACCTTCGTACAATTTTAATTTATGTATCCCAGCTTCAGTTTTAAAATAATCACCATACCCATCATATTTTGATGATTCATTACTATCGGTTCTAGCTATGGAAGTTGCTTGTACTTTTTGATAATTTTTTGAAGAATTATCTTTTGTTGATTTTGGTGCAAATGTTTTACTTATAGCTTTTTCATCTGCATTTATATTTGGTGTTATATCATCACCAATTCTTCTATAAAAGTTTTGTCCACCTTCACCCTGCCAAATTTCAACTGTTTCGTTTCTTACAGGAAGGTTTACAAAGTTTTTATCAAATGGATATGCTAATGGTAGGTTTTCTTCATCGGATACATTATCGCTCGAAAATCTAAACTCGATACATCCTATTAAAGACATATTTGGTTCACTTATAGTGTTACCAACCTTTTCTTTTATTCTAGGGTGTGTTTCATCCAATATAATACTATACACATAACCAAATCCTTTTTTGGAAATTGGAGATGTAGTACCAGTTTGTGCACCCCTAACGTTTACAACCCCAGCATTAACTAAACCCATATTAATTTATTTTATCCTTAATTTCATCAATTTCAAACTGAAGGTCATCAACTTTTGATACTTCTTGTTGAATAGAATCTATTTCTGCTAATAATTGTGCTTTTTCTTCTGCTGATAGGTATCCTTCCTGTCCTTCAGTTTTTTTCTCTCCCGCTATAATTCTTTGTGCAATTGTGGCCAATTTAACAAGTTGGTCATCATTTTTTACGGAAGTTTCGATAAGGTCTTTAATAATTGGACCTATCACAGCTACATCACCAGCATGCTTTATCATTTTTTTTAATTCATTGATAAGCTCGCTTATTTTAGCCTTTTTTTGTATTTGGTTGTTGTATATATCCTCAAAAAGAGAACTTAACGATTTACCTTTGAATAATTCAAAATCAGTTGACATACTATTGCATATTTATTTTTGCTTATCTATAAATATGTAATAAACGAAAACTTAAAGTTATATAGCTATTATTTCGATTTTGATTTTAGGCTGATAATCTTTTGGTAATTGATTATTAATACCTTTAAATTCATTAACCTTATCTTTAAAATAGGTTATTTGTAATATCTTATCAGTAAGATTCATTACTGTCTGAGAAGAAGTAGACATCTCTTTGGTGTCTCTTTTCATATTCAATTGTGGTCTATTTGGAAAGTATTCCTTTCTCATAGCCGCTGATATTTCTGTCCAATCATCTACTTTATCAACTGATTTTTCCGCTGATATCTTTCTCAATTTAGATGATAAGTATTTTTCACCATGTGTGTATCCTGCATCGGTGAATAGGTGTCCGTGATTTGTACGAACAACGGGTGATTCGGAGTTTTGAAGTTTAACATCCGGCTTATGCTTTGATGTGGTTTCAATACTAACCATATGTTTTGGAGATGATACAAATGTATGACCTTTAAGAGATAACCCACTCTTACCTTTGTATTTAAGTGCAGCTCTTATTGCATTTAATAAAGTTGGTTGTTTGATGATATTTCTCATCTTATCACCATCAGGTCCAGGTTTACCACCTTTTTTTACAATTTTATGTTCAGCCTCATCATGTCCTACAAGTAATGCTGAGTTCACAACACCAATACCTTTTTCGTTTAAACCCTCACTCCAATCGGTTACCAAATCGTGCAGATATGCAACTTCAACACCATCAATGATAGTGTGTACAATTTCTAAAGAAGGATTATAAGCTCTATCTCTATTTTTAGCTAAGATAAACTTATCGTTAATTTCTTTAGATACTATAATGCACTCTGTAATTTTCATTTTATATTCTTTCTGAATAAACAATCATACCTTCATTATCTTCGATAGCTATTATAGAACCCGGCATATTACGAGTTTGTTTTATATCTTCAAAGTGTGCAGGAATTGCATCTTTTACTTTTACTTGTTGTTGGTAAGTTACTTTTTTATTTCTAGATACCACAATTGTCCAAGGGCTTTTTTGAGAACCTTTTCTAACACCCGCCATCATCTTTGCCCAATTCTTACCTTCGGTAATTTCACCTTCACCCAAATTATCCATCATAGCTTTCACAATCTTATTGGTAATTTTGTAGTTATTGTCATTAAACGCTTTGAGGATTGCATGGTA